ATGGCGATGGTTGTGGTGGCCACGATTACCGCTGTCGGTGGTGTTGTGGTGGCGATGGTTCATTCAGCGCGTAAGGAGAACCGTGAAGACCATGCTGTCGTCGCAGACAACCTGGTTCGTTTGACGCAGATTGCCCTGCGAACTGAAGGGAAGGTTGATACTGTGAAAGAGGAACTTCACGAACACCTTGATTGGCATAAGGGAGAAGATAGTGGGAGAACTCGGTGACCAACTGAGAAATGAAGGGATTCCACCACGCAACCTGTTTCGGGTTGATGAGATTCTGGTGGCGTTGAGCGAGGAAGATAGGAAGGATTTGCTGGCCGCTATTCAGGATGCGAGTATCAGTACTGCGGCGATAGTTCGTGTCTTGCGGCGTAATGGTCATTCTTTGAGTGAGAACGCCATCCGTAATTACCGAAGGGTGAATTATGGGTTTCGCTGAAGAGTTGGCGGCTGAGAACCAGGTGGAAGATAAGCGGTTGCGCCGTGAGCGTGACGCCGCGGTGCATCGCGCTGAAGAACTACAGAAGCAACTCACAGAAGCGAACCGTGCGCTGACGGTCATTGACCGTAGTGAACACTTGGAGTTGTCACCGCCACGCTGGTTGTCACCTGAAGTGCCGAAGAAGAAGGCGGCAACCGTAGTCGCGATGTTGTCAGACACACACTTTGATGAAGTGGTGTTGCCGGAAGAAGTGGATTTCTTGAATTGCTACAACCGTGAGATAGCGGTGAAGCGCCTGGAAGCGTGGTCGCGTGGCCTGGTGAAGATGTCGCGTCACTATCTCGCTGGAATGAAGTATGACGGTTGCGTCTTGATTCTTGGTGGTGACATTTTTTCTGGTGACATTCACGAGGAACTTGCTGAAACGAACGAAGACACGATGATTGGTTCGTTGTTGTTCTGGAGTGAGCAGATAGCGGCGGCGGTTGAGATGTTGGCTACGGAGTTCGGGAAGGTTCATGTTGCTTCGGTGGTCGGTAATCACGGGCGCACGAGTAGGAAGCCAAGAATGAAACTGCGCGCCAAGACGAACTTTGATTGGCTGTTGGCGAAGATGGTTCAACGCCACTTCGCGTCGGATAAGCGTGTCACATTCGTGATACCTGAAGGCGCGGACGCGTTCTTCCATGTGTATGGGCATGGGCAACTCATCACGCACGGTGACCAGGCCACAGGCGGTGCTGGGATTGGTGGTATCTATCCGCCGATTATGCGGTTGCGCGCACGGAAGGCGCAACGGTATCTCGCGACAGGCCAGAACTTCAGCACACTTTGGATGGGGCATTGGCATCAGTACCTTCCTTCACCGTCGCTGATTGTGAACGGAAGCATGAAGGGATTAGATGAGTACGCGTTCATAAATAACTTTGGCCACGAAGTGCCGCAACAGGCGATGGCCATCATTACCCCTGAACATGGCATCACGGTTCAGGCACCTATCTTCTGCCAGAACAGGAAGAAGGAAGGCTGGTAATCGTGTGTGCTTGTAAGGTGTGGCGAATCGTTACTTGCGAAAGTGAAGAAGATGATGATGACTGAGCGTTCACGGGTGCTGGTCGTGTGGCATGACGCGCATAGCCATACGGAATGGTGTGACATCACTGATATTGGTGATGAGCCGTATGTGGTGAATACGGTTGGTTGGTTGTTGCCTGACGCGAAGCCGAATCATGTGGTGGTGGCTCAGTCGGTCTCTGATGATGACAGCCTTGACAGTGTGCTTTCTATTCCCGTGGGGATGGTTCAATCTCTTACCATTCTGTGAAGCATTGTCTTCACCTGGTTTGCGGCTACACCTCTTAGTTGTTGCGCAGAATTCCTTCTCTCGCTAGATTGTCGTTGCGCGGTGTCTCCTTCTCCGCCGTGTCGGGTAGAGCCAGCCACCGTTCACCTCCTTCTCGGTGGCTGGTTCCCTGACTATTTGATGTGCGAATTATTTCTTCGATTGACGCAACCGCGTAGCACCCCTGGGGCATGATGAATGTGGCAATAACGCCACCATGAGGAGGAACCATGAAACTGATAGAGAAACCACCACACGGAAGTATGGATTGGTTATTGAAACGCCACCGTGACGAGCACGGTAATGCCGTGTTCGGCGCGTCGGAAGCGCCCGTGCTGATGGGTCAATCACCGTATATGTCGCGGCCTGAACTGTTCGCGGCGAAACTGAATGACCCACAGCCAAGCAAAGAGACAGCGGCGTTCCGTCGCGGCAACCTGATTGAACCTGTGCTGGTCGCGGAGGCTGGCGTGGTTCTTGGCGTAACCGTAAAGACACCACCGTTCATGTATCAGCAGAACTGTTTCGTTGTCACGCTGGATGGCGTGGATGATTCCTTCACGCCGAATGTGGTGATTGAAGCGAAGACCACGACGCGTTATCGGGTGCGTGACGCGGAAGACCTGCCGAACGAATGGCTTTGGCAAGGCTGGGCGCAACGCTTCGTCACGGGTGCGGAAGTGTATTTCTCCGTGCTTGATAGTGAACAGAACATCAGCGTCATCGCCTTACCTGAGAATCCTGAAGCAGTTCAGTCGTTGGTAGATGAGGCGAATCGGTTCGCTGAAGCGATTGACCAGAACAGGCCACCAGCAGACTTCGCGGATTGCGTCATTGACGCAGATACCGTCGCGAAGATTTGGCGCGCTACACCAACCGAGATTGAGATACCTGAATCTGAGATGCGTTGGCTTCAAGAGATAGTTCACGCCAAGGAACAGATTGCTGAGGGTGAAGCGTTGAAGAAACTCGCGGAAGACCATTTGGCGATGCTGTTGAAAGGCAACGAGGTAGGCACTTTCAATGGGGTGAAGGTTCTCTCGTGGAAGGAACAGGCTGGCCGTAGTTCACTTGATACGAAGGCGTTGAAGGAAGCACACCCTGATATCGCCGCCAAGTTTGAGCGCCAGGGCAAACCATTCCGCGTCATGCGTACCCACAAAGTAACAGGAGCGTTCTGATGTTGATGTTCTTTTCAATAGATGGGGCAATCGGTTCTGCTGAATCGCGTGATTTACTTATCGTGGATTGCGCAGAGTTCACCGATGCTGATTGGCAAGAAATAGAAGAGGCCACCGACAATAAGCGGATGGCCACCGCGTTCTCAATCGCGTCAAGGTACCGCTTGGCGTGGTCGGGTAATAACAACAACAACAAAGAGGAGGAATAAGTAATGTCATTTGACCTATCCGACTATGTGGATGTGGCTGAACGCATCCGCATCTTCAAAGAGAAATACCCGAACGGTTCACTACAACCGCTTGACCTAGCCAAACCGTATGAGTTAGTTACGGTTGGCGAACGGATGTTCGTGGTCTATGCGGCGGCGGCATACCGTGACGCAGACGATAAGCGGCCAGGTGTCGGTATGGCATGGGAATCCTTCCCAGGTAAGACACCATATACGCGTGATAGTGAACTCATGAACGCTGAGACAAGCGCCTGGGGTAGAGCCATCATCGCGGCCTTGGCCGCTGATACGCAGAAGATTGCGTCAGCAGATGAAGTCCGTAACCGTCGCGCTGAAACCAGCGAGAAGGGTGACGCAACCGTGATACCGATGGTCGCGAAACCGTTCCTCGGTGGTGAGCAGACAGTTCAACGGTCACGCGAAGACATGATTCAAGCGTCTGAAGCGAAGAGTGCCGTCATCAAGGAGAAGGCAACCGCGACTTCAACCAGCATCAGTAGCGCGCAAGTAGGCCTGTTGAGCAAACTTGCGCGTGAGCGTGGCGTGGAAGTGATTCCGTTCGTAAGTGAGCAGGCTGGCCGCACCATCAAAGCGCTGACCGAACTCACGAAGAAGGAAGCATCAGGCATCATCAGCAACCTCATGAACGGAGGTAGATAGCCATGAACAACTTTGACAACTATCTGCTCTACATCGGCAGATACCCAGGTGACAAAGAAACTGAACACACCTATGAGGTTCAGACTCGTGGGCGTGGTGGCAAATACCGCACCAGGTTCACAACTACGCGTCGCGCCCAGGCCTACTTCCATTGGAAGGCGTTCAACATCGGTAATGGTTACGCGAAGCGCTTGCTCTGCGATGGCGTGGTCATGGAACGGTTGAGCATGATTGAGGAACGCTGATGGACAAGCACTATTGGTTGCGTTGCCACCATCAAGGCCGTAGGTGGATACACGCGTTCAGCGGTTACGAGGATAGGCGCGCGATTGAGCGCGGCCTCAAACTCGCGCAATCCCTGGCTCATCCTGACATCGCTGGCCTCAGCGATTACGACCTACTACAGCGTCGTGGTTGGCGGCACGGTGTCGTTGAGTTAATCAATGAACTAGGCGTGGTACTTCATGAGTGGCAACCAGATGAACGCTGAACTGCCGTACGCAGGTACGGAAGGATTCGTCGGTAGGCCAGCAAGCATTGACCGTGCGAGGCGTAACGCGCAAGAAGGTATCGCCGCTGAACGGCAAGACCAGGTGCTTGAGTATCTGGCGAGCATTCCGCTTGGTGCTATCTGGATAGAAGTCGGTGAAGCGTTGCGGCTACATCACGGCCAGGTGTCATCATCGTTGAGCGTTCTGCATCAGGCTGGGAAGGTGTTTCAGTTGCGCGTGAAGCGTGGCCGTTCACATCCGTATGTCCATGCTGATTGGCGGCATCTGTATGTGGCGGCTGAACGGTATGACGAACCGACTCGTACGAATGTCAAACTGTTGAGAGAACGCAACGAGGAAGCGGAAGCGTTGCTGGATTCGGCGCTTGCTGGATGGTTCGGTGAACCAGACACGGCACGGAACCTGGTGATGCTGGCGTTGAAGGCGTTGCGTGGTGATGATGCGTAATCA